CCGTATTGCATTCTGAGGGTGCTACTGATTACATCCCGCCGGAGGTATATATAAGTGCGATGGAAGTTTTAGATGTATCTACCAGTCAGGTAGACGCTTTATTTCTAGGAGATTGGGCGGAAGCGTAGTGGGTCAGAATAGTTGTTACGTATTGACAGGGAGCAGATGACCGGCGATATTTACTGTGGTTACACTGATGAGGACGGCTCGCCCAGCGAGCCTTTATCGCATCAGGAGGAGTATCATTTGTATACTGGTTACACGAAGCATCATTTAATGGCGGGCAGTCTTGGTACTGGTAAGACTGATGCGATGTGTGTAGAGGCGATAAAGCAGTCGGTAGAGATCAAGGGCAATTTAGGGTTAATGGGTCGAAAGGTATTAGATGCGTTCAAGAAGTCCACGTTATTGCAGTTATTAGATATAGCTGGTGACACGATAAGGCGTCATCGGCCTGTGGATCATTTGATTGAGTTCAAGAACGGGTCGCGGATTATTTATATGGCATTAGATGATTCGCGTGATGCGATACAGAGGATCAAGTCATTGAACCTGGGTTTTTTCGCATTTGATCAGTTAGAGGAGGTGCCTGAGAACACATTTATTGCGGCGGCGGGTCAGTTGCGTCGCAAGGGTAGTATGCGTTGTTCGTTTCACACCTGTAATCCTGCGGGACACAATTGGGTATGGCAGCGTTGGAAGAAGGATGGTAATCGAGTGCCGAAGAAGTACCGTTTAATAGAGACTCGTACTTGGTCGCCGGGTGTTGAGGCTCCAGTTACTGAGGCGGAGGTGCGGGCGTATTCTGACAATCCTTATTTGCCTGCCGATTACATTACTGAGTTATTGAGTATGCCCGCTGCGTGGGTAAAGCGGTATGTTTACTGTAATTGGGATGATTTTGCCGGATTAGTTTATCCGATGTTTGATGAGAAGGTACATTTCATAAAGCCGTGGAACATTCCGGCGTGGTACAATCATTATGTGGTATATGATTACGGTTACAAGAATCCTTCGGCAATTATATTTGCAGCCACGGATGATGAGGGCAAGATTTTCATTTACAATTTGATTTACGAAGTTGAGACTCCGATTGCTGAGTTAGCGGTAATGGTTAAGGACAGGTTGCGCAAGGATGTGCGTTACACATTTTTAGCAGATCCGTCGATTATGCGTACTGAGCGTGACGGTATGACGATTGCTGATGAGTGGGGTGATTACGGTATTTACTGGGAGCCGGCCAAGAATGATAAGCGGGCGGGGTATGATCGTGTGGGGCGTTATTTAAGTCCTGCGGATGACGGTTATGCCAGGTTAGTTTTTTTCAATGTACCTCAGATGGAGCCATTGCGTGAGGAGATAATTGATTTTAAGTGGAAGGAATTGCGGTACGGTCACGGTGACAGGCCGTTATTTGAAGAGGCGGTCAAGGTTAATGATCACGCGATGGATTGCTTGCGGTATTTGGTGCATTACGTTGAAGATGCCAGGCCAGTGAAAAAGCAAGTTGACTGGGGTGTGGACTGGTACAGGTTAGCGATGCGGGGTAAGGGCGACAATAGTTGGATGGGTATATGAGCGATTTTGACACATTACAGGTATTGCACGAAGTTTTTGACGCAATGTTTTCAGCGGAAAAGGATTTTATTGAATCTGCCAAAGAGGCGTCGCGTTTTTACACCGGCAGTTTTGGTGAGGGTCAGTGGTCGAACGATGATTTAGATAAGTTGCGTAATGAGAATCGTCCGCCGTTGCAGTTAAACATTATCAAGCCCAAGGTCAATCTGGTGGTAGGAATAGAGCGTCAGCAGCGTACCAGGTGGAAGGCTCGTCCAGTAGAGTTCAGTGATGATGAAGAGGCGGAGTTAATCACGTCACTGCTTTTTTATCTTGATCGTGGCAAGCAGATGCAGAATGTTTTTTCCCGCATACACAAGGACGGTGTTATTACTGGACGTGGCTGGGTTGATATTTATGTGGAGCCGGGGCTAGAGTTTACCGGTGAGATTTTTGTTAAGCGTGAGTCGTGGGCGCACGTTTTGATAGATCCCGAGGCTGATTCGCCGGACACTTCGCAATGGTCGCGTTTGGCGCGGACCAAGTGGTTAACCTTATCCAAGTTAAAGAGTCTTTATCCTGATGAATTGTCGGACTTGACCAAGATTGAAGATATAATGGCAACTGATCTTGACACCACGCCGCCGGAAGAGTCTGATATAGATGTAGAGTACGGTTCGCGTTATACTACCGGTTCGTTCATTAACGAGGCGACTTATATTGACAAGATCAAGAAGCGGGCACGGGTAGTAGAGTTATGGGAGCGTGATTGGGAGACGGAGTATTATCTGGTTAATCAGCAGACTAACAAGATGTCTGACACTGGTTACGATTCCAAGCGTAAGGCGGAAGAGGCTATTGCCAGGTATCGTATGGCGGAGGCCAAGATGGAGGCGATTGAGCGCGAGCCGATTCCACGGATTGATTTTAACATTCTGGCACGTTCAGTGCCCAAGACTTATGTGACTGTTTTCAGTGGTGGGCGTTTGTTGATAGATCGGCAGACCAATCCATATTCGCACAATCAGTTTCCTCTGGTGCCGTATTTCTATTATTTTGAGGATGTCGGTGGCATTATGGAAACTTTCGGGCTGGTGGAAAATATGAAGGATCCTCAGCGTGAGAAGAACAAACGACGGTCACAGGCGCTGGACATCTTAAACCGCACACCTCGGGGCGGCGGTGTTTTTATTGAAGGCACTATTTCACCAGATCAGATGAATAAAGCGTCATCGGCTGGGGAATGGGTCGGCATCCCGGGGATGAAGGGAAAGCGTATTTCCGATTTTATGCAGCAGTGGTCTACTTCACATCTGTCGTTGGTTTCCACGGCGGCAGCGATGGAAGAGCGGGCGGCCATTGATGCCAAGGAGATCTCTGGCGCCACAGATCCATTGATGGGCAAAGCCACTTCTTCCAAGGAGTCCGGTTTTGCAGCTCAGACACGGATTCGTCAGGGAATGCTGACGCTAGAGGAGCAGATGGATAATTTGGATAAAACCAAGCGTCAGGTGTTAGAGTTATGTATTCGCAATATGCAGCAGTTCTGGACGCCGGAAAAGATCAATCGCATTTTGGGTTATCAGATAAAGGAAGAGGACCAGCCGGAGCAGGCGGTAATCAACCGTTTCCTGAGCAATTTCACCAACACCAATTTTGATGTTGAGTTGGATGACGGAATGAACTCACCCACAATGCGGGCGATGAAGGCGGAGCAGGTAGGCCAGATGATTCAGATGGGATTTCAATCGCTATTCCCGTTGTGGCTGGAGTTGTCGGACATTGAATCGGCTGATGACATCAAGCAGACGATAGAAGAGGAAAAGATGGCTCAGATGATGATGCAGCAGGCACAGGGTCAGATGCCAAAGCCGGCCAAGGGATAGTAGTGGATGTCGGCGCAAAAATTAGAAAACTTAAAAAAGAGGGCTATTCTCAAGATCAAGCTGTAGCGATAGCAATGTCTATGGCAGGAGATAAGAAGGGTGGCTCTAAGGGTAAAAAGAAAAAGAAAAGATCCCGTCGTAAACGTAAACCGTCACTACGGTACTTTACATAGGGCTTTTAATAGGAGAATAACACAATGGCTAAAATCAATCCACGGGGAATGAGCCAAGGTGATCTCGTCCGGCTTCTTGATAGAGCCACTGGCACACTATGGATACCGGCGGGTCATTTTAACCTACAACCTACCTCTACTGAGGTGCTTGTAGGCGGTACAATTCCAACGGCAATATCATTTGATGCAAGTAGTGATGAAAATGCTTGCGCGAATATATATATTCCTGCTGATGTAGATTGTAGTGTAGCAATGTCTGCATACATCTATTATTCGGCAGCATCAACATCAGGTGATGTGACATTTGATATAGACTATGTATCAATAGCATCTGGTGAGGATGTTGGAGCAGCAGTTACAGATGTTGCGGGTACAGCAACCACTACAGATGGCACAGCGGATGTTCTTGAAATATCCAGTGCTTATTCCATAGCAGCGTCTGCCTGTGCAAACGGAGATGTATTATTTCTGAATGTCAGGAGAGATGTAGCAGCGGCGGATGATATGTCTGGTGATGCAGATATGTATGGTGTGAGAATTGACTACACCACACGACCGTCAGTTAAGGAGTAAACGCAATGCCAGCAACTTATAGCGTAGATCAAAGCGACAAGCGGCACAAGGGTCAGCATCTGCCGGTGAAGGTTGAGAAATCAGCCCCTCCGGTAAAGAAAGATTCAAAGGCAGCCGGCGCGAAGAGCATTAGTAATCCAGCATCTGAAAAGGTGCGGATGGATTATTCTGCTTCTTGATTATTGATTGAAAAATTATTTGCATTGATCAGGAGTCTTGTGAAGACAGGATTCACTGGTTCTTTGACGATCAATTTCAGTCAGGGTGGGATAACCAGTCTGGAAAAGAAAGAAAGGCTGACCCTACCGGCATAAAATCGGTCAGGCAACTCTGACTTAACCCCCCGAAGGGGAACTAAGCGGAAGCCGTAGTGTCACAGTTTTGTGATGTTGCGGCTTTTTTATTAGCGCCAGCCCTGGAGGATAAGGAAGGAGATAGTAAAATGGCGGAAGAAACAAAAGGTCGTTTTCAGTTTATTGACGAGGACAAGGAACTGTCCGGTGAGACGTATAGTGATTCTGAGCGCAATGCGCTTGGAATAGAACCTGTTACGGCTGAGGCTGGAGCAGAAGAGTCTGTCGTGGTGTCGGATGAAAGTTCCCCCGGGGTTGAAACTGAGAGCGAAGGCGATGGTGCCGACGAGGTAGAGAGTGAGTCCATTCAGGTTGGCGAAAAACAATTCGCCGGGGTCGAGTCCTTGAAGGACGCATATCAAAACCTTGAGTCGTTGTATGGCAAACAGACAAATGAAGTAGGTGATTTGCGTCGAGAGTTGAAGGGTGTTGAGGACAAGCGAGTTACGGCTGCGCCCCAGAAAGCACCACCTGAAATCGACCCATACGATCCCAATACGTATGATGCGTATTTCAATCACAAGGTTTCCCAGGTTGTTGATTCCCGTATGAAGCAGGAACAGGCCAAGGAGACTAAAAAACAGATTGATCGGGCGTATGGTGATATGATTACCAAGTTTAACAAAGATCATCCTGAGATGTCAAACGACGAGAAACTGGCAATCGCCAGGTTTGCTGATAAGCGTGGTATTATGTTTCTTGAAGACGCTTATCAAGTGATGCAAGCTGGAGACGTGGCCACGCAGGCTAAGAAAGCAGGCGCTCAAGAAGTGACTGAAAAGTTACAGAATGCCACGCAGGTACCGAAAACTTTATCATCTGTTAGTGGTTCCCCGTCTGCGACATCCCCAGACATTGACCGGATGGCGCAACGAGAGTGGAATAATCTATCAGATGATTTGCGTTTGAAGTATTTGCAAGAGACGCCTTCGGGCTAATCTCCAGATTAACCAAGAGGTAGAAAACCAATGGCTGATATTACTAGTACAGTAGCTGAGAAACCTGTCGGACGTTCCGGCGAGAGTCTTGGCTATTGGGTATCTAAAAAAATCACGCCTGTTGATGATGGTGTATCTGCTACTGGCGCTCACAATATTTTCACGATTCCAGCTAATTGTTTTGTCAGGGAAGGCTATGTAGTTGTTACTACTGAGTGTACTTCTGGCGGTAGTCTTACCGCTAAGTGGGGTACAGGTAGTAAAGACTACAGTGGTGCTATTCCTGTGGCAAATCTGGCTGCTAACGACTTTGTTAAACTTCAGATTATGGACTATGAAGACACCGATGGTGGTGCTGGATTTAGTACATCCGCTGATACGTTTGATATGACAGTTGCAACCGCAGCTTTTACGGCTGGTGCTTTTACCGTGATGATCAACATTGTTGATCTTATTAGTGAGTAAGGAGCATAGATAATGGCTGATTCAAACTGGGCAAGTGGCTTACAGGTATCCAGATGGGCAAAGCAGCTTTATTACGAAACTGCGAAGGAAATCTACTTTGAAAGGTTTATGGGTGACGGTGCTGATTCGATGATTCAGGCGAAGCACGAACTGGAAGGCTCTGCCGGAAAAGATGTTACATTCGGTCTTTTGACCAATCTGTCCGGCTCTGGCGTTTCCGGTGACGATTCGCTTGAAGGCAACGAAGAGGCAATGAACACTTACAGTCAGACCGTATCAACTGCGTTGAAGCGGAATGCTGTACGTGACACTGGCAGCTTTGATAACAGCAAGGTCCTTTTCGATTTTCGGAAAGAATCTCTGTCTGTGTTAAAAACCTGGCTTGCAGAAAAAGTTGATTCCGACATTTTCACAAGTCTTGCTTCCAGTCCATCCAGAACTTTTCGAGCAGATGACGGTTCTTCTACTGTTGCTGCAAGGTCAAACGAATCCAGCACTGCTGGCAGTTTGACTTCTTCTGATTCAGTTTCTCTTGCGGATATTTCCGCAATGAAACGGTTGGCGCAAGTCCCAGAAGGTTCAACTGAGCTTCGTATGCGACCAATTCGGGTAGAAGGAAAAGAATATTATGTTCTTCTCATTCACCCCGAGGTGGCTTACGATCTCACTCAACTTTCTGAATGGCAACAGGCACAGCGTGAAGCACAATCTCGCGGTTCAGACAATCCTCTTTTTTCTGGCGCACTAGGCGTGTGGGATGGCGTGGTTATTCACGCGCACGAAAACATCTCTCAGGCCGACACTGGCGGAGGTAGCAGTAATCTGCACTATTCTGTCAATCTGTTTATGGGCGCTCAGGCAGGATTGTTCGCTAAGGTTGGCGAACCCGTTTGGGTAGAAAAGACCTTTGACTATGGAAACCAGCTCGGTGTAGCGGGTGGTCTGATTTATGGGCAGGCGAAAGCCACCTTTAACTCAGAAGATTATGCGGTGATCGCATACTATACCCAAAATACTGACTTTACTTCCTAGTCAGGGGTTAACAGGCTACAATTATGAAACACTCTGATTTTCCAATCCGGGGGGCGGGTGAAGTTCGGGAGGTAATAGCCCGATATAAACCCGCTCCATTGGGGTGTTAAAAGGGGACGTATAATGGCAACATTGGCTACATTAGAAGATCAGGTAAGGGACAAATTGAACCTTGCGGCTTCGGATACGCCGCCTGCGGATGCAGAAATTGATAATTGGATACTTGACGCTCAGAACGAGATTGTGAACCTGCTGGTGGATGACGCTTTGTGGCCGTTGGTGGAATATTCACAGGCTAATGGCGGTGGAAATACCGGGCAGACAATTCCTTCTGATACGGTGCGTATCCTGTCGGTAGCGTACAAGCCGTCAGGTGGGAGCGTTACTTTTGCACAGCCCGTATCACCTGCAATGCTGGATCAGGTGACTGACGGGAATAATAGTATGTTTACAACTTCCAGTAAATACTGGGCAATTAAGAACGGGCAGATAGAACTTTCTTCTGCTGCCTTAGATGAAGGCAATTCCTTTGAAGTCCAGTATGTCAAATCTCCCCAGACGACCAGGGGTTCGGAATGCGACCTGCCGAATTTTCTTGAACCGTTGGTGGTGGATTATGCGGTTGCCGAGGCTAAGAAACAGGTGGAAGAGTATGCTGATGCGGCAGCCATAAAGGGAGAATTTTATCAAAAAATTGGCGCTATCAATCAGCGCTTTACGAGATTGCACAAAGTAATTTAGGAGAACAATAATGGCACTTTCTGACATAACGCTGAAGACGCTGCGAAGTGATTTACAGTCACGGTTAAACGAGATCGCACCGGACAAGTTTAGCAAAGAAGAATTAAATCACTGGGTCAATATGAGTCAGTTTGATGTGGCGATGCGTCTGTCGGCTATCAGCAATATCTGGTATGGTGATAAACAGACGATAGATCTTTCCAGCGCGGCGGCAGATGCGGTAACGGAGATTTCATTACCCGCCAATGCCACAGGCGCGGATATAATGAAGATCATTAAGATAGTGGACGGTACCAGTGGTGCGATAGTTCCTTTTGTTGAAGATAACAAGATTCATTCGTTGAAGAGCAATTCCAATTATGACAGTGCGCATTATTGCAACTGGTTTGGTGAGAAGGTGTATGTTTTCCGCGGGACCAGTGGAAGTGGATTAAGTGCTACCAGCGAGATATATGTAATCCGCAAGCCTGATGAAATGACCAGTGATTCAGGTACAATGGATGTTCCGACAGAATATTATGATCTCGTGGTGTTAAGTGCAATGGCTAAGGCGACCAGCAAGTTGAATATGATTGGTGTCAAGCAGCAGTTGGATGCTGATGTAGCGCAGAAGTTTAATGAGATCCGAGCGCTGTACGCACAGGAAGTGCAGGTATCGGCGCTTGAAGAACGAGTAGGGGTTCAAACACCAAGGAATAGGTAATTATGACCTTAAAGGAGATGAGATCCAAGGTTCGCAGTATCACGGGTAACGTGGATGAGGAAAAGTTGCCTGATGCGTTGATTAACGATTTTTTGAATGAGGCGCAAACGATTATTGTGGATGAGGGCAATATGCTGGAGACGTTTGCCACGTTGAGTGGTGGTACGACAGCAGCCACACCGCGTTATGATCTGATAAAAGACTTGTGGTTGCAGGAAGGCGTCGGATCAGTTACGTCATTGGCGATACTGAAAATCAAGCGTGTGGACCTTGGCGATTACAAGATTGACCGTGTAGGGATGAACGAGATACCGTTGATTGATACAACTACCAAGACGGCAGGTACACAGTTTTTTACAACTGACGGACAGATATTTGTCGTGACTGCATAGGAGATAGAGACGATGGCATTTAGAAGTGATTTTATGCGGCGTCGCGGTACTTCGGTCTATTATGTTACCGGCGATGCAAAAATAGGGTTTTATCCTACACCGGCGGCCAGCACGGCGATAAAGATTTTTTATGTTAATCGTCCGGCTGTGATGTCAGCGGATGCAACAAATCCAGAAATTGACAGTCAGTACCACGATGCGTTGGCGTTTTATGCGGCAGCACGGGTATCAGAACTGACAAAGAATTTTGATCAGGCGGCCTATTTCCAGATGCAATGGGAACGCTTGAAGCAGCGGGCCGTGGAGTACGGACACAAGAAGTCCGGTGAAACGAGTTTTAACGTGGATTACAACGATTTCTGATGCCAAAACCTAAACAGCGACAGGTTATTTCAGACTTTTCCGGTGGGTTGGTGACATTTCCGTCGCCGCTTGATATGCGGGAGAATCAGTTTCAAACTCTTCAGGAAGTGGACAATATGAAGTTGGGGCGGCTGGAGAAGGTTAAGGGGCCGGCGGACGATTCTGCTGTATATACTAACGATACACTGAAAGGACAGGGGCTATTTACTTATAGGACGGAATGGGACAAATCTGGTACACCTGCTGAAAATTCAACTAACTGGTTTATACTGTATCGTAAAAATGGTGATAACGATAGAACGTTAATTCGTTATGACGCAGCGGATGGCACAGGTGGCAGTTGGGCTGAGATTTTTGATGAGACAGTGTGGACCAGTAAAACCAGTGATCCGCTTGTTGATATGTACGCACATAACGAAGTACTGCGGGTGTCTGACGGCAACTTCGCCAATACCAATAACAACAGTCAGTGGTACGGGTATATCAAGCGGAGTCGTTTCGGAAATACTACAACTTATGATGAGCCAGAAAAATTTAAGAAACCGTCATCAGCAGATACCCTTTCTGAGTGGGTTAGAGAGGCTACACAGTTAACGGCACCCGTCATAACGGCTCTAAACAGAGCGTGGGATTATAGCAACAGGGTAGATAACAATCCCGCAGAAATTGGATTATATATTCACTATCCCGATGCTGCCGATACTTTTATGGATGATGTGGACGAGAATACTTTTAAGGATGGTGATTCTTACACTGCTACTTTTGTTTATGATTACATCCAGGAATCATCGCTGGGGAAGCGAAGTAATGGTCAGATCGGTGTTAAGCCAACAGAAGTTGTAACCGGGAGCGGGGCGCGAGTCCCCGGGATTCAGGTAATTGCACGTACAGACGGATTTGGCAAGAGAGTTACAGGTATCAATGTGTACTGGAATCCAGAGGGTGACGTGGATTGGTATCTATTGATTTCACTTGATATAGAGAAGGGATGGCAGGACGATTATAAGGCAATTAAAATTACACCGCCTGAAGAGTTCTTCGTGTCTGCTTCATAGGATAACAAGATGGCAATAGCAACACCCCCATCAGATAATAGTGAACGAAATATGGGTCACTGGCTGGCGTGTCCGTCCTGGTCTGTTGGCTCCAGAAATCAGGG